AGTAATAAGTTTTTATTATGACTATATTAATAGTCATAATAACTTGTGATAAGTAGTTAATCAGAGCATACTTGTATTTCAGTTCCGTGTCCTATAGATGAACCAAAATTATCTCTGTTTTGAAAAAATAAAGGAATTGTAGAAGTGTATTCATTAAGTTTTTTGTTTTTAATTAATTTTCTGTACATATGATCAACTCCTTGTTCAATTGGAAATGCATTTTTAACAATTGTTTCAGCTCCTTTTCTAGATAATGCATATGAATGTAGACAAAGAGGTGTACTATTAGTTGTAATATATTTATTAATTGTTATTTTATTTTTACATTTTTCTCCGCATTTTCCAAAATAAATAATATCCCAGTTACTTGGAGTATTATTCATAATATTTTGAATATTAATAGTTGTATTAAATAGTGTTTCGTTTAACTTGATATCATCTTCAAATATAAAGCAATTTTTTCCTTGTGTATTTTTTAAGAAATCTTTTATTACATTAATATGGCTTAAATAACAAGCTATTCTTCCTATGTTATTATTATTTTTATAAGAAATAGAAAGTATTTTGTCGTGAACTAGTTTATCAAGATCTAATGTGTTTTTATTTATACCTTTGTATATAGTAGGATTTATTTTCATTATTTTTGTAATATATTTTACATAGTCTAATCTTTCTGGTATAGTAATAATGTATGTTTTATCAAAAATAAAATTATTCCAGTCATTTTTAATATTTTTGTAATCATTTATATCGTAAAAATTGCTAAAAATTTTACAAAAATTATTTCTAATTGTAAGATGATCTGATTGGGCAGAATAACCTTTTGATGTATCTAAATTAGTGTACTTACCTTCTACAAATGTTGGGTTGATTCCTTTTTGTAATAAAAACATATTTAGAGATAAGTCTTCACAGTTTCCTTTGTATTTTTTAAACCATTCTATATTATATTTATAATAAATATCTATATAATCTTGTATTACTTTTTTACTAGTCATAAGTATAGGTGTTATTATAGTGTTATATTCTGTTTTAGGGTTTAGTTCATATCCACTATTACTACATAATCGTTTGAAAGGTCCGTATATATTATATGGATCTTTTTGTAATTTATAGATTAATTTTTTTATTAAATCATCTGAAGGAATTATATCATCGTCTAAATTAAGAACATATTTATTTGAACAATTATTTAATATTCCAATCCATCTTCTTGCTGCGTATAATGTTGAATTGTTAATAAAATCATCAACTATTTTTACTTTTGTATGAGTATAGTTAACTTTATAGTTAGGATTTCCATTACTAACTATAATTTCATCAATGTATACATTGTTTATTAAAACGTCTAATTGTTTGTATACATTATGAGGTCTATTATAGTTTAAAATATAGACTGAGCATTTTTTATTTTTTGTAAAAATTTTAATTTTATTCTTTTTTATTATTTTTATTCTTTTATTATCTTCTCTTCCTGCTAAATGATATATAAAACTTAAATTTGTTTCATCAACCTGTCCTTTACATATTTTTCCATTTCTATCAAATGTTTGTAATATTCCATATGGTACTAATTTTATATTTTTATGGTATATATTTAATCTTTCCATAACACATTGATCATAAAAAGAATGACCATTTCCACATTTACATTTATTCATATGACATAATGGTTCTTTTGTTAATACATCTTGGCAAAATTGAATACTTTCATTGCATTTTTTTAATAAAAGTACACCGCTATTAATAGGAAGTTTTCTTCTTATAGGAACACAATCCCACGATCCTAATAAAAAGTCAGTTGGATTCATCATATTAATAAACTCTTCTATTTTTTTATTACTGTCTTGTATAAAAGCATCACTATCAATGTATAATAAATAATCATACGTAGAGTGTAACATTAGATCTAATAAAATTTTATATCTATCAAAGTGTGGTTTATATTGTTTATCATCTAAAATTTTACCAATGTATGCTTTAAAATCATATTTCATTTTTTTTGCATATTTTAAATTTATGGATATTGTTTTGATGTAAAAAGGGTATATTTTTTCGTCTCCTGTCATTATTATACAAATATTAGAATTATTATGTAAATCTAACGTTATTACTTCTGTCTTATATTTTTTATTTAAAATAAATTGTAAATATTTTTGTTTAGCTCTTAATTTATTATATTTATTTTTGTCATAGTTTGTTGACAGTTCAATTATTTTTATTTTCTTTTTAATTATTTTTAGTTTCTTTTTATCTAAATCCATTACTGTATGTTGTTTTTGCATAATTACAAAACTATATATAAATACAAATATAATTAAGCTAATACATAGATGATAATATTTTTTAAAAAAACTAATTAAAATAAATAAAAAAATAAAACTAATTAATATTATATGGTATTTTTCCATTTATTATATAATACTTTATAATAAATGGAAAAATGTGTTTTTGTATTTATTACATTATTATCATGTTTATTAGTATATTTTGCAGGACAAGAAATATTTTATCAATGTAATATTAGGTATCAGTTGTATAGGAATTTATCTAAAACTAAAAACGGATCAAAATATATTCCAAAAACTATACACCAAATTCTTATACCAGATAAAACAAAAATTCATAGGGTGTTTAAAAATAATGTTGATTATATAAAAAAATTAAATCCAAATTGGAATCATATAATATATGATAATAATGATATTGATAAGTATATAAAAACTAATTACGGTATACAAATGTTAAACATATATAATATGATTAATCCAGAATACGATGCTGCTAGAGCAGATTTTTTTAGATATCTTTTAATGTATAAAGAAGGAGGAGTGTATTTAGATATTAAAAGTGGTATGAAATACCCTCTAGATTTAATAATAAATGAAGATGATGAATATATAATATCTCATTGGTCAGGTAAACCTAATGCACACTTGTTAGATAATAAAAGTGGAGAATTTCAACAATGGCATATAATATGTAGACCAAATCATCCATATTTAAAAGCTGTTATTAATAATGTTATTAGTAACATTTTAAATTATGATGTTAAAAAAGATGGTGTTAGTAAATTAGGAGTTCTTAAAGTCACTGGTCCTATTGTGTATAGTAAATCTATACAACCAATTTTATCACAATATAATCATACACTTTATAAAGCAAATGAATACTGTGGATTAATTTATAATAATTTATATAATAATATATATTTGTTTTCGCATACAATGTTTTTTAATAAAAAGCATTATAGCAATTTAAGTACACCAATTGTAATTAAATAATAAATAATAATATAATTAATAAATGTCAGATATAACTAAATGGTTATATGCAAATAACGTAAATCAGATTGTATATATTATTGGTACTTTATTGTTGTTTATTGCTAGTTTTATATTATATAAAAATTTAATTTATGTTAAAAAAGAATTAGCAAGTTGCAGGAGCAGTAAAAGTGATTAAATTTAATTTTAGTATGTAAATATATTATTAAAAATTTTATAAAACATTCCTTTAGCATTAAGAATTTTTAGTATGTTATAAACTCCGTGTGGAATTTTATTAAAGTATACCATATTAGGGGGTAGTTTCCATTCACTTAAAAGTAAAGGATTTTTTTCATCTGATTTTAATATCCATTTTTCTGTAAATTCAAATTCTTCTTCTATAATCCACGGAGTATATTGTATGTTAAAATAAGTATAGGCGTATTCTTTTGACTCTTGTGATGTATTTTCATTTATAATATTTAAGTCTGTTAGCGTTTTAAAAAATAGTTCTTTATTTTGATTTTTAAGAGATGTGTGTATTAATTTTAAAGATGTAACCATATCAATTGTTAGATAATTAACACAACCAAAATCAATAATTGCTAATTCATCATTGTCTTTAATAATTATATTACCATAGTGTGAGTCAGAATAAAATATATTATGTTTATATATATTAGTAAAAATAAATTCAACTATATATAAGGCTATTTTATTTTTAGATTGTTGTGTAGAATTAGAAATAAAATCATTTAAGCTTTGACCTTCTAAAAATTCTGTAACTATCACTTTATCTGTAGATAAAGTATTATAAACTTTTGGTATATATATATTTGAATTTTTCCATAAATTATAAAAAAGTTGATGATTTTCTACTTCTTTTTTATAATCTAGCTCTTCATATACTAATTTTTTAATATCTTTTATAGCTTCTTTCATATCAGTAAATGAATATAAAAAACTAGTTAATATATTAAGAGCTTTAATATCATCTTCTATTTGTTCACATAAACCAACGTATTGTATTTTTACTGCTACTTTTGTGTTTATTTCGTTATTTATATATCCTATATGAACCTGTCCAATACTTCCACTTTTAAAAATAGTACAATTAATTTTCAGATCATTATTATTTTTTATATAATTTTTTAAATATTCAATAGTTTTTTCTTCTGAGAACGGTTTACATTCTGAAAAAACAGAACAATCTTTTTCTTCATATGAAACCATTTGAGCTAATTTACTAAATATTCCTCCGTGTTGTTCAAATGTTTTACGAAGACAATGTAGTCTTTTTCTATTATTTAAAAGTGAATCGTTTGTTTTTTGATTATTATTATTGATAAATAAATTATATACAAAAGATGCAGTAATTGATCCTACTTTATACATTAGTTTTATTTACTATAATATTATTTTATTTTTTAAATACTAACCATTTATATATTGGATAATGATAAAATATATATACAAAAATTGATATATTTATTCTAATTATATTTACGTATTTATTCCATTTTTTGTTATTATTTTTTTTTATATATTGTTTAATATGAACAAACAAAGAATGAGATATAAATATAGCTATAACAGAAGTTGATATATAAAGAGATAAAAATTTTTTTGTAATCTTTATATTTTTCATAAAAATTTTTTGTTGTATAAAAAAATCTAAAAAATAAGAAGCAAATAAACCTATTATATTTGATGTTTCATTATTCATATTATAGTCTAGTTTTATACTAATTCCTATTCCAACTAAAGTTGTTACTAAAAAAAAAAACAATCCATATACTAATTGTTTTATATTTATTATAAAAGTCATTTATAATAAATGAATAATTTATTGATAACATCAAAAAATACAATACAAAAATTGTATCAAATAACTTATGATACTATTTCTATTTTTGATAATAATGGACTTTTTTACTTTGCAGACGGGGGAACATTACTTGGATGTGTACGTCATACAGGTATTATTCCATGGGATGACGATGTAGATCTGTGTATAATGGAACAAGATACACAAAAATTTTTAAGCTTACGTAGGCAGTTCAAAAAATGTGGTTATGGAATAGTAAAAGCATCAACATTTGGCTATAAAATATTTTATTTATTACGTAAACATATAAAAGGATTTAACTATTCCTTTCCATTTATTGATATTTTTTTATATAAAAAAATAGGATCTAAATTTAAACCAGCTTTAAAAGACGCTAGAGATATTTGGCCTGCTGAATGGTTTACACCTGAACAATTATTTCCTATTAAAAAATATAAATTTGGAAATTTTGAACTTAATGGTCCTAATACGTATACTGAATATTTTAACCGTCTTTATGGAAAAGATTGGAATGATGTTGCATATAGACAATATAATCATACAAAAGAAGAAGAAGTAACAAAAGTAAAAGTTGCATTAACAAAAAAAGATAGAGTAGCGGCACAACCTACCTATATTACAAATAAGTCATGTATACATTCATCAAAAACATCAATTAATAATATCTATAATATCTATAATTCTTTAACATTTAAATATAACTTATATCCATTATCTATTCCATGGAGATTAAGTTATATACTACCTGTATTAAAAGAAAACGATGACGAGGAAATTAATAACACTTTAAATATGTTATTATCACCTGTAAGAAA